AGAATCTCTTCCTACAGAGAACTTGTTGACTAAACCTAAAATGGATCCTGCTAGAACATTCGCACGCAAATCTCTACAATGGAACAGAACGTTTATTCAAGAAGAGATTATTCAATTCGTACGCGATAATAACTACACATTTGATGAAGCTAAATGCGCAAGAGATGCAGGCTTTATCATTGATGCGGTTAGAAGAGATGTTCAAACAGGTTCAACTTATAATGGTAAGTACATTGGTAAATCTTACAGAATTGGTACTGTAGGAGCCGATAAGGTTATCCAAGACCAACTTGCCGAAACAATTGAAGGAATTCAATATGTACAAAAAGACATCGAAGCACAACTTTCCGGTGTAGCACTATCTAGAGCTCAGAATTCCTTCAGTAATATTATCAATGCGATGGTCAATGACTATACTCCAGACGGAACAAATTATAGTTACGGTGATGGTAAAGTTTCAGAAAATCACGAGTTTGCTCGTACAGGTTTACAATTAAACAGAGCATTCTTACAAGCTGAAGCTACTGCTTGGGTTAATGTGAATTATCCTGGACTATCGTATGATGTTGCTAAATGCCAAAGAGATACTGGTATCATGGTTGATGCAGTATCTTATGACGTACAACATGAGTCAAACTCAGCAATGTTAGATGTTGCTAAACTATACTTTGAAAACGGATTATCAACACTTTCCGCAGATCAACGTACACCTACAGCAGCGTTATATACACACTTAAGTTCTGTTGCTTCGCAAATCGTTCTTAAACAAACAGTTTCAAAATCTTCTGGAAACACCGAATTACAAAATACTTCTTTCGGAGTTGTAACTGCACCAGTAGCGCAACATATTACATCTCTATGGAATATAGTTGGAGATTTAATTGCTGATGACTCATTAATCAATATGCCACAGCTTGTTGAAGCAAAAACAACAACTTCTGGTGCTGATGGTTACTTGTACGAAACAGAAGCTGCGCTTGTAGGATCTCGTAAAGATAATCTGCAAGCTACAATCACAAACTACTTAAGAGAAAACTTCGGTTATCTCGAGTATGATGAAGATCGTTGTAGAAGAGATACTGGTTATATTGTTGATGCTATATCACACGATATCCAATACGGTGGTAACTCTGCAATGCATGGTACTGCTGAACTCTATTTCAAAAATGCGGTTAATATTTTACCTGCTGATCAAAGAGATTCAACAAGAGAAGCATTTGAACATCTTGGTAAAGTAGTTCGTTGGGTAACACGTAATGAAATGATACCACGTAAAGAAGGACGTAAGTTTACACCTACTTCTGCAACCTATGATCCAGATACAGGTATCTTTACAGCTACTATGGCAAATCATAATCTTAAAGTTGGAGATTATGTAATGATTGCACCAAATAGTATTGTATTCACATGCGCATTAGACGGTGGTGTACATGAACATCCTGCTCCTGAAGCACATCATCCATACTATAATGCACCAATGAAAATTACTGCAAGAACTGGAACAACTATTACTATGGATGTTGGTAAAGTTCCTTACGGTAAAGGTGGCGGTGCTCATACTTTTGTAAGAGCTACAATGAATGCGATTACTCACTTAACTGGTAATACTGTTAAGCAAGAAATGAGTAATATGACTGCAAGAAGATCTATCGCAAACGAAGCGATGGAATTAGCTACGATGTTGGCGAAAGTTGCAGACGATAATAGTCCTGCAAATATTCCATCAAGAATTGATCCTGATACAAGTTGGATTGAAACTAACTTGATAACTGCTAAAGCTGCAATAGATAACAACTCTATTCAGATGGCTAAAGACTTGCAAGTTTATATTTCAGAAACATATAACGGTATTAGTTACTCTAAAGAAAAATGTCGCAGAGATGTTGGTGTGATGATAGACTCTATTTCACACGATGTTAACTATACAACTAACTATGCAATGTTGATGACAGCAGGCTTATACTTTGAAGGTGCTCACTCAATCTTACCTGCAGATCAAAGACAACAAACCGCTAAATTCTTTACTGAAATGGCAAGAGTTGTTGAAGCTATCGTACAAGGTCAGACAGCATATCAAACAGGATTTACTGCCACAAACGCAACATACGATGCTGATACGGGTTACTTCACAGCTACACTTCCTGCAGATCACGGATTTAAGATTGGTGATTACGTATCATTCGATCCTGCAAGCTTCACATTCGCTTGTGATACTGGTTCTGGTGTAACTAACCATGCTGTACCTGAAGCACATCATCCATATTACGATGTACCATGCCCAATCTTATATGTTGAAGGTAGTGTCATTACAATGTGGGTTGGAGCTGCAGCCACATACTCAGGTGTACATACATTCGTAAGTGCAACTGAAGAAGGTCTTAAGAAAGCAGTAAGAACTTGGACTGCGCAAGATAAAACAAATACAAACGCTACCGCGGTTGAAGGTGAAGAAGTTGCAGATCTAGTAAGAATTGTTGAAGATGCAATTAGAAGAGATAATACTGATGGTCTACCTGATATTATCGAGCCTAACATAAGTTGGGTTAATGCTTCTAAAGTTGAAGCAGGTAAAATTATCGATGATAACCTCGATGAATTAGCTGATGATATTACTAAGTTCTTGAAAGATACATTTACAATTATCGATTATTCTAAAGCTAAGTGTCGTAGAGATGCTGGTTATATTGTAGATGCTATGAGTTGGGACCTTAACTATGGTGGTAACTTGGCAACAAGATGGAACGCTGATTTCTATTATTGGAATAATGAATTACGTATTCCTGAAGACACAAGAGTGGCTACTGCTAAAGCTTATCGTCAACTTGGTAAAATAGTAAGTCAAGTAGTTATAGGAAAACTTGCTGGTCAAGCTGTTCGTTCAGAATTAGGTACAACTACACAAGAAGCTCAAGCAATTAAACTTGGTGATATATTACATAACGTAATGTTCTATGACACACCTCAAGCTCTTGGTCCTGTAACAGAACCTAACTTCGAATGGGAAACAAACAAAGAATACGGTTTCGCAAAACAAATTCTTGCTAATAATAAAGTTAAACTACAAAGAGAAGTACAAAGATTTATCACTTCAGAATATAAGTTTATTGACTTACCTAAAACTTATCGTGATGGTCTCAACTTCCTTAAAGTTCTACAAAACGACTTTAATGGCCGTGTAGCTGATCCAGATGTTGGTACAGTTGGTTCTGATAAAGCTGCAAGATCGTTTGTTGGCGCATTGTTTAATATCGATGCACAACACGTATTCCCAGTGTTTAATCCACCTGCAGCATATACAAATTGGCGTAGATTGAGATTTAAAGGTACAGTCGATAATGTTCCTGCGTTAGCAACTTTGAACGCGACTTCTAAGAAATGGGATGCTCGTATTGTTCCAACAGATCCAAATGCTAATCGTTATGTAGGTGCTATTTACGTATATAACGGTGCAGGTGCTTGGAACATTGTATCTGAAGGTAATAACAATACAGATTTATTACTTGCCTTCACTGAGGCGTGGTCACGCATGAAAACTTATATAAATACAAATATCGCTCCTGATGTAACACACCAAACGACGGTAACAGAATTGATTGATAACGTAATTATAGACAGTGTTATTAGACCAGACTTCTTGACCTTTGGGTCGTTAGTTGAATCTATCGCGCACCAGTTTAACGGTGCTTCAGCTGGTGTTAACAGAAATGCGTTGCCGCTTAACTTCAGAAACGTTGGTGCTGCTATCGGTGCTAATGCTTCGGTATTATCAGAAAATGGTGGTCGTATTAGATGGTCAGGATCAGACGAATTAAACAACCAGTACTTCGCAAGAGGTCTTAAGATTAATGGTAGAACAGGTCGAATTGAAGGTAGACCATTTACCTCATCTGTTAGAAAACTTGCCCGAAGGGCATCAAATAGTAGGGCAACTCTATAATGGCAATTTACACAATAGCAACATCACAGGCGCCTGATGCAAAACCGGTCGCCAAATCCTTTACATTGACTACCAACTGGTTGCCAATGATAGAAGTACCAAATTATGAAGTCCCAGAGCTAGTCTTTGGGGGTTCAACTACAACAGAACCTGGCGTTGGTGAAGTTATTTCACCACTCATTTTATGTAACATTACCGCAAACACGGTAGCGGTTGATGTAGAAGTACATAGAGAAGCTGAGAATGCAGAATTTTATCTAGTTAGAAATTTACAAATTCCAGGTTATGAAACTATTCCATTACCTCTTAACGGGCAATTTTTTAAATCAGGTGATTTATTAAATCTGAAGGCTGATACAAACTTAGCAATTCATGCTACGTTATCGTTTACACTGGGCCAAGCCGAAGAGGATGACGTCTAATGGCATTTAATTCAATAAGCGGAAGTAGAATAATTGGTAAGGGTACGCCACAAGCTGTACCCATCCAATTAGATCCTGCCCCGTATACTGGAGCCATTGCTTATGGTTCAGACGGTTTAATATATGTTTCTAACGGTACAGCTTGGAACGCAGTTGGTGCAGGAATTCAGGGTACAACTGGTCTTCAAGGTGATGATGGATTACAAGGTACACAGGGTACGTATGGTCCAGGATTTGATGTTATTGGTTCTGTTACAGATGTTGATACTGGCGGAGACCAACAGGCAACTCTTAATACTGCATTCCCATCGGCTACAACTGGTCAAGGTGTTATCGATAATGCAGATGATGAACTTTGGGTTTATGACGGAGCAGTCTGGGTAAATGTTGGATCGTTTAGGGGTGTTCAAGGTTTTCAGGGTACGTTAGGTAACCAAGGTACACAGGGTACAATTGGTGAAGAAGGTATTCAAGGTTCTCGCGGTTATAGAGGATTTCAAGGAACGCAAGGTATACAAGGCGATACCGGTATTCAGGGTATGCAAGGTATTCAAGGAGACCAAGGGGTTCAAGGAATTCAAGGTGTCCAAGGAGATCAGGGTACGCAAGGTATTCAGGGCTTACTCGGTTTTCAGGGTATACAAGGACCGCAATCTATTCAGGGTACAACTGGTATACAGGGTGACCTAGGTTTCCAAGGTTTTTCAGGTGACGACTCAGGAATGGTTGTTCAATATAACGTAGGACACCAATTTGCAGAGCCAGGTCCAGCTACTTCTGGATTTATGATATTCAATTCGCCAGCAGCTGATACAGGTGCATTAACTGGCGCAACTAAACTTTGGATTGCTGATAGTGATACATTTAACATTGATTTAACAGCTTACTTCAATGCGTTAGGTACATCTAGCTCTACCAATAAAGGTTATATAAAAATCACATTGCGTGATAATCCTAGTACGTATGCCATATTCTCAATCCAAGGATTGGTTGATGATGGTAGTTACTTTGATTTAGATGTTACTTATCTAAGTGGTAATGGTAATAAAGAAGATTTTGTTGCTGAGGATTTACCTTCTAATCCAGGAACATATATTTCATTACCGTGTATTGTTGCTTTAGATATATCAGGTGATAGAGGTTTTCAGGGAGTTCAAGGTTTTCAAGGAACGCAGGGACATCAAGGCGTACAAGGTTTACTCGGTAATCAAGGTACTCAAGGTCCACAATCTATTCAGGGTATCCAAGGCCATCAAGGCATACAGGGTATTAAAGGTATTCAGGGAAATCAAGGAACGCAAGGAATTCAAGGAATTCAAGGTGTTCAATCTGTTCAAGGTGTGCAGGGCATACAAGGTGGAACAGGTACACAAGGAATACAGGGTTTACAAGGAGACCAAGGGGTTCAAGGAATTCAAGGTTTTCAAGGCTATCAGGGAACAACGGGTATCCAAGGTGATACCGGATTTCAGGGTACACTAGGTAATCAGGGTATTCAAGGAATTGGCGGTAATCACGGCGGATTAACATTCGAATGGAATTTTAACTCTAACGTTACTCCAACAACAGATCCTGGTACAAGCAATTGGAAAATTAATAACGCTGACATTACTTTAGCTACAAAATTAACTATTGACGATTTGCCGCTAGATAATTATTCTGCTGCAATAGATGATATTTTTGATTATTTAGACTCAAATCAATCAGCGGTTAAAGGTCAAATCTTTATCGAAAGTGAACACGACGATAATGGACCTCCAGGACATCACTTCGTTGTTTACGAATTTACTAATTGGACTTGGGATTCTTCAGGCTCAAAACTATGGGGTGAATTTGACGTTACCCACGTAGAGTCTTCTTCTGTTGCAAGCAATGATTGGAATAACGTAGTAAATGATCACGGTTCTAAAGCTATTATCAACTTTATTCCAGCAGGTATACGAGGAACGCAGGGTGTTCAAGGACATCAAGGCGTTCAAGGAGTTCAGGGCGTTCAAGGAACACAAGGACCACAATCTATTCAAGGTACTACCGGTATTCAGGGCATGCAAGGTATGCAAGGTATCGAAGGTGCAAGAACATTTACCGTAACTAGCTCTGGAAGTACAGACTATATAGTAGATACTGTTGCAGATCCAGTCTTACATTTAATTAGAGGATTTACCTACTTATTTGATGTAGATGCGCCTGGTCACCCATTTGATATTAGAGTTTCAAACGGTGGAGCTCAGTATAATGACGGCGTTACAAATAACGGGGCAGCATCTGGAATTATTACATTCAGAGTTCCTTTTGACGCGCCAGCATCTTTATATTATCAATGCCAATTACATGCTGGTATGGGTAATACTATTGTTACTTCAGATCTTGGTCCTCAGGGTACTCAGGGTGTTCAAGCTCTACAAGGTATTCAAGGATTTATAGGTTTACAAGGCGATACAGGTGCAGGTAATCAGGGTATTCAAGGCACAATTGGTATTCAAGGCGATACAGGCTTTCAAGGAGTTCAAGGTTTCCCTGGTCCGATCGGTCCACAAGGTACACAAGGAACATTTGGTTTACAAGGTGGACCGGGTCAGCAAGGTACAACTGGTTCGTTTGGTGGTGTTACTTTTGATTACACATTCAGCACAGATACTACTACATCAGACCCAGGTGTTGGTACACTTAAGTTTAGCAATACGAGCATTAACTCTGCAGGTAATCTGTATATGGACGATAGAGATGATAACTTTACGGACATTCAACCGTTCCTTAGAACTATTGATGACTCAACAAGCCCTATCAAAGGTCACTTTAAAGTATCTGAAAATGGTTCACCTGAGAATTTTGCAGTATTCACTATAACTAGTGTCCAAGAACTTTCAGGTTATTTTAACATAATCTCTTCATATGTAAACGGTTCAGTCACTAGTTTCACAGATGGTGAAGATGTTGTTATCACGTTTGCAAGAACCGGTGATATCGGTGCAACTGGTTCTCAAGGTACGACCGGTATTCAGGGTGATGTCGGTTCACAAGGTACAGCAGGATTTATCGGTGGCGTAGGCTCGCAAGGTGTGCAAGGTTTTCAGGGTACACAAGGTTTTCAGGGTTTTCAGGGAAATGAAGGAATTGGTACGCAAGGTGCTACCGGTATTCAAGGTCCTGAAGGACAACAAGGTGACGAAGGTGAAGTCGGTGGAGACGGGCCACAGGGTGTACAAGGCTCGTTGGGTTTCCAAGGTGCAGATGGTTTCCAAGGCATGCAAGGTATGCAAGGTACGCAAGGCGTAGGAGCGCCTGGTGCTTCTGGTATTCAGGGTAATGATGGTTTCCAAGGTATACAAGGTATGCAAGCTGCCCAAGGTATTCAGGGTAATGTTGGACCAATTGGATTTGGTACGCAAGGTGTACAAGGCTTACAAGGTTTCCAAGGAGAAAGCGGTTTCCAGGGTGCTGGAGGTTTCCAAGGTATATCTGGTTCGGGTAACCAAGGTGTTCAAGGTTTTAACGGCTTCCAAGGTTTCCAAGGTGATAACGGTTTCCAGGGACCATCTGGTGCTGGTAACCAAGGTGTTCAAGGTTTCCAGGGTGCAATTGGTATCGGTGATGTAGGTTTCCAAGGTACTCAGGGATTATTAGGCCCGCAAGGTATTAGTGGTGAAGAGGGAACTGGCGGTGTACAAGGTTTACAAGGTTACTTCGGTTTCCAGGGTATGCAAGGTATTAGTGGTGCTTTAGGTAATACTGGTTTACAAGGCTTCCAGGGTATATCCGGTACGGGAATTCAAGGTGTACAGGGTAGAACTGGACAAGGCGTACAAGGTATGCAAGGCTTCCAGGGTTTACAAGGTTTCCTCGGGTTTCAAGGTGCTATCGGTGGCGGTGTACAAGGTTTCCAAGGTACAGCAGGTTTCCAAGGGGATTACGGTTTCCAAGGTACTCAGGGTGTTCAGGGTCCAGGTAATGAAGGTGGTGTTGGTAACTTACAAAACGTTCACACATCTGGATTGCAAGAAACTCCACTCTTTATTCCAATGTTTGAAGCTGGTGCAGATCAAAGACAGTTACTTGCTACGACTGGTCCAAATCCAAACGGAGAAAGTAACTTCTTCTATACTTCTAATATTGACGAACTTAGTGTTGAAAACATCAACCTTGGCGGTAATATTGATATAGGCGGTTCATTAACAGCAGGAGCTTTAACTGGTCTTACTTCAGATCTTAACTTACCAAATAACGTTTATATGGGCTTTGGTACTAACCAAGCTGCTAAACTAGGATTTGATAGTACTGGTTCTGGAACATTGAACATTGATGTCGACACAACTAATGTAAATGCGGTATTAATTGAAAAAAGATCAGATGGATCTGCGTTGTTTACATTCGATACGGCAACTGGTTCGTTTACAGCATCTGGTGATGTAGTAACAAACTCAGATGAAAGACTTAAAACGAATATTAAAACTATTTCTGAAGCATTACCTAAAGTAATGGAATTAAGAGGCGTATCGTTTAATATGAAAGATAATCTTGATTTGAATAAGATCGGACTTATCGCTCAAGAAGTTGAAAAGGTAATACCTGAAGTAGTTCTTACTGATAAATCATCACAACAAATTAAGTCAGTAGCTTACAGTTCGCTAGTTGGTCTCTTGGTTGAAGCCATTAAAGATTTAAAAACTGAGGTCGACGAAATAAAAGTGCAATAAGATTTTGTAGACACTATGGTTTAAATCGAGGGGGTCTATTCGTAGTACCCCCTTATTTTTTATAAATAGAATAAACGAATAAAGAGATGAAGACATGGGATCCAAAGCAAATATCTATATAGATCAAGGTACTGATTTTCGCATCACGTTGGAAATGTTCGACGGGGATGATGATGATTTGGTGATCGGCACTTTTAGTTTCTTCGCAGATTTAAGAAAAATGTACTCTTCAAAAAGAGCTGCAGAGTTTGTTGTAGAAAAGAACGAAAACGACATAACACTAGTTTTAGAAGCCGATGTTACGGCCAATCTAAAACCTGGGAAATATGAATATGATGTTTTAATGAGAAAATCCAGCGGTGAGATGTCCAAGATAGTTGAAGGACTAGCTATTGTTATTCCTACTATCACGGAGGTATAACTGGTGAGCATTAAAGTTAAAGTAGGTCAATCCCAGAAGATAAGGATTGTCGCTTCTGCAGAAAAGAAACCGTTAATTACGCCTGATTCGATAACTTTAGGAATCGATACGGTAGGTCAGTATGTAGCTAAAATTGACGCAGGTTCTGGTATTATAGTTACACCAGAACTTAACGTTGAAAACGCAAACCTAGTAATATCTCATGCCGCAACTTCTACAGAATTAAGTTCTAATAATGCTGGTTTAGAATTTGCTGGTAATATTGATATTGATCAATACGGTCACATTACTCAATTTACTAATCGTTCTTTTTCTAATACAAATTTCTCATACGCAAACACCGTTATTAGTACTAATGATATAACTCTTGGTACTACGGCTTTAACATTAGGCGAAACATCGAATAACATAATCGGTCTTACAACTTTTGAAGCAGGTGGTGTTGAACTATTCGATAGAACATTTACAGCAAACGGTAATATTAGTTTTGAGCCTGGCAGTAACAATGTTATTGACATGGGTTTCTCAAGAATTACTGGTCTTGCAACTCCTATTGACGGATTTGATGCCGTTAATAAAACTTGGCTTGAATTTGAATTAGATAGAGTTGAAACTTCTATTAAAGTTTTTGACGATCCTATTCTTCCTTCAGATGCTACTAATAAAAGATATGTTGATAACTTAGTTACTGGTTTTGTTGTTAGACCGCAAGCTTTAGCCGCAACAACAGCAGATCTTGGCGCTACTTTTGAAGAAGGTAATACAAGTGTAAGAGATACGCTTACTATTCCGCCAGTTAACTTTTTATATATCGATGATGTTACTACTTGGACATTAGGCGCGAACCTTCTTGTTAAAGACCAGACAGATGCTTCTGAAAACGGCTCGTATAATGTTAAGCAAATTGGTAGTGCCAATACAGCTTGGATTTTTGAAAGAGCTGATTTCTCTACAAACACTGAACTTCCTGGTTCTTATGAATTTGTTACTGACGGTACAATTAACGGCGGCACAGGTTGGGTTGCAACAGTTCTAGACGCTTCTAACTTTAACCTTAATACTGATCCTATTGAATGGGCTCAGTTCCAAGGTGAAGGTACATTTACTGCAGGCTCAGGTTTAAATCTTAACGGAACTCAATTCAGTGTTTCTCAAACTCTGTCATTGGATCAAATCAATCCAGTTGGTGACGATTTAATTGTTGGCGGAACTTCAGCACTTAGACTTCCTAAAGGTACAGTCGCTGAAAGGCCAAATGCACAAGCAGGTCAGATACGATTTAATTCGCAAGACAATCAATTCGAAGGTTATGATGGAGTAGCATGGGCAGGATTAGGTGGTACTGTTGATGTTGACCAAGATACAAAAGTTGTAGCAGAAAATTCACCTGGATCTGACGACGATCAATTACAATTCTTTACTGGCGGCACTTTAGCTGCTATGATGAATGCAAATAATGTTGCAACCTTTTATGGTGACGTAAATATTAATGCTCTTGGTTCTACTCTTAGTCCTAAAACTCCAGGTGCAATAAACTTAGGTGCTTCTAACTTTAACTATGATAAAGTATTTACAAGTAAAATTGGTTCAGACGATCAATTAGTTAGAATTGATACTACTGGCGCATTGGTTATGCCAAAAGGTACGACTCTTGAAAGACCGGTTGGTATCGTTGGTGGATTACGTTATAATATTGATGACGCAAGATTTGAAGGTTATGACGGTACAGCTTGGGCAGGTCTTGCTGGATCTGTTATGGATCTCGATAGAAATACGTATATTATTGCAGAAACTTCTGCAGGTGTAGATAACAATGATTTAGATTTCTATACTGCGAATACTCATAGAATGCAAATTGATCAAGACGGTAATTTAAACTTTGGTCAAAGTCTTAATAAGATTATACTTAACTATAGCACAGGCAATTTAATTGTCAATAGTGAAATTGGTTCTGCAAGTGATTTAGTTTTAAATCCTACAGGTAATATCGATGCAGCGAATAATACAATCACTAATGTTGCTGACCCTGTTAATCTTAGTGATGTAGTTACACTCAACTATCTTGGCGGATCATTTTCATCTAAGCTAGAAATACAAGATAATGCTAATAATTATTTAACAGATATAGATTTACTTCAAGATCCTAAACTAAAAATAGGTAGAGGTCTTGAACTTCAAAGTATTGATAGTGCAAACAATGAATTTGAAATAGGTATTGATGTATCTGGTGTTCAACCTGGGATGTACGGTGTAGATAACTTTACTCCTAGAATTAGAATTAACGAAGAAGGTCGTATTGATTTTGCTACAGACATTCCGTTAGAATTACAAGCCAACGCGATTCCAAACTTTACTGAAACATCACGTGATATCATTGGTCTAATGTTTACAGACGGTAATGCAAATAACGAAGGTATTATTGCAGTAAACGACGATGCTAACGATGTAATGAATTTAAAAGCTGCTAACTTTAACATATCTTTAGCAGGAGATTTATTTGGTCAAGCTCAAGTAACAAGGCTTTCAAATACACAAATTGATGCAACTATTACAGCAGATTACATTAGAGATATTGTTCCTTCTGGTCCAAACTCTGGTATTACGGTTTCTGGAGCAAATGGCGCAAGCGCTAATGCTTCAATAGAAATTGATTATAATCATCTTGATACAGTATATGCTGAGTTAGATGGAGCTACATTTAGTGGTAACGTATTCGCACCAAGATATTACGATAGTGATAATAACAATTACTTCGGTGATTTTGGAGGAGAAACAAGATTAAACCAGTTAAGAGTTGGTTTTGGATTAACTACATCTCAAATTAGTTTTGCTGACGGTGTAGGAAGTCAATCGACATTATATGCTGGTAATGGTAGAATTGGTTTCTTAAACAATACTTTTAACTTTGCTGCTTATTCTGAAAAAACGACAAGCAACTGGGTTGTAGAAAACGGTGATGTATTAGCTGAAAGATTTGTTGACGCAGACTCTACATCTTTCTTTATCCATCCAGGTGGTACAGATTCATACATTAAAGCTTTAGATGTTCAAGATAACTTTAGAGCAGGTGATGTCTTAGTTAATTCAAGAACTATTTCAACTGCTGTTGGAACTGGCGACTTAATACTTAATGCAGATTCTAATGAGATTTCAGTAGCTTCAAATAAGATTACTAATCTAGCAGATCCTACAAGTACACAAGATGCAGCTACTAAAGCGTATGTTGATAGTGTTGCACAAGGTTTAAGAGTTATTCCAGCAGCGAAAGCCTCGACAACAGCAGATCTTGGAGCTACTTACGCATTTAATGCTGGAGCAAGCACATTATCTATTAACGCTGGAGCAATACTAGATATTGACGGAGTATTAACTTGGTCTTTAGGTGATAGAGTTCTTGTAAAAGATCAAACAAATGCTGATGAAAATGGTTCTTATGAACTTACATCACTTGGCGATATATCTAATCCTTTTGTATTAACAAGAGGAGAATATTTTAATGAAACTTCAGAAATACCTGGCTCATTCCAATTTATAACTGATGGTAGTGTAAACGCAAGTTCAGGTTATGTAGCAACTGTATTAGATGCAGAAACATTTGTTCTTGGTACAGACGATATCGTATTTTACCAATTCTCAGGTGCTGGCACTTATACTGCTGGAAATCAATTAACATTAACTGGTAACGAATTTTCTGTTACTAATCCTCAAATCACTATTATTGGTGAAGTTGGAGCAAATCAAGATATATTATTAGGTGGAACACTTGAATTTGAAGGTACCGATGGCGTAAATACGACCATCTCTGCTGGAAAAGTTTCCATTGCTGTTGATGAAATAGATGGCGGAAGTTTTTAACTAAGCCATATTATTATCTTATAGGCTATATAGCTATTATACAGAAGGGGCATAAATATGTCAACAATTAAATTACGCCGAAGTGCCGTAGCCGGTAGAATACCTACTATTGCACAATTAGATTTAGGCGAATTAGCCATCAACACGAATGATGGTAAACTTTATTTTAAAAGACTTGATGTTGCTGCAAATACAGAAACTATTGTTGATGTTTCTGCCGATTTAGATGCTAACGCTATTCTCACATTACTTAAAACAGTTGATGGCTCAGGCTCTGGCCTTGATGCTGACCTGTTAGATGGACAGTCTGGAGATTATTATCTAGACTATACTAACTTTACAAACGTTCCGCCTGCAACTTTAGATTTAACTTTAAGCGGAAAAGTAACTGGTAACGCTTTTTCAAATACTGGCGTAATGACTCTTGTTACAGAGTTAGCCAATACCGCAGTTACAGCTGGTTCTTACGGTTCTGCCTCACAAATTCCGGTATTTACTGTTGATGAAGATGGTCGATTAACAGCAGCAAGTACAACAGCAGTTGCGGGTGTTGATGATTTTGTTTGGAATACAGCCAATAATACTTTGCAAATTGATACGGGAGATGGCTCCTCATTCTTTGCAGATATATCAGATTTTGGCGATCCAGTAAATATTAATACTACTTCTACCGTTTATTCAGATTCGTTTGATTTATTATCTAATAACCCTCTTACTTTTGGTTACAATTCTGGCGCTTTACCTCAATCTGTTTTAGGACCGACAAGAGATGACACTGCAGGTAACTCAGCTTTAGGAATTAGATTATATAATTATGGAACAGAATCTACCGGAGATTTCGCAATTATCGGTAAATCAAACGCGTCTGGATCTGCAGAGCAATTATTTAGAGTTAATTGGGATGGATCTTCTGTAGACTTAGCTGCACCTAAATTAAAATTAGGTGATACATCAAACAACTCTGTATCTTCAACCATCGAAAGTTCTGGTGTGCTAGTATTAGATCCAGCACCGACCGGTGGAAATGTTGCTGGTGCTGTAAGAGTTAAAGGTGATCTACATGTTGATGGAAACTTTATACAAGATTTAACTGTTACCTTGACAGGAGACGTTACTGGTACTGTAACTTCTAACAATACCATTATGTCTCTAGTCACTGATATATCTTCGAGTGGTGTTACTGCAGGACAATATGGTTCTGCTACGGCAATCCCGGTTATTACTGTTGCGGATGATGGACGTATTACTCTTGCTTCTACAACTTCAGTTGCAGGCGTTGATGACTTTACTTATGATTCAGCAAATAATAGTTTAGTTCTTCAAACTGGAGACGGATCATTCTATATAGCTCCTATTACAACGTTTGGATTAAATACAGATTTTAGCGCAGGTATAGATGTTACAGGTAATATCACTGTTACTGGAACTGTTGATGGTAGAGATGTTTCCACAGACGGGGCTAAACTCGATTTAATCGAAAATAATGCTACCGCAGATCAAACAGCTTCAGAAATATTAACCGCGATTAAAACAGTAGATGGATCAGGAACAGGACTTGATGCAGATTTATTAGATGGTTTACACGCTTCTGATATTCTTTCTCAAGCCGCTAATACAGCTTCGCAGTCAGTAGGTAACGGAGAAGTTGCTATTACTGCGAATACAGGATTAACCGGTTCAGGAACATTTAACCTTAATGATTCAACTGATCTTGCTATTAATATTCAGCACGCCGACACATCAAGCGTTGTCGATGTTTCTTTAGCATCAGGCCGAGCACTTACTGGCTTAACATTTGATACATTCGGTCATGTACAAACACATTCAAATACAGACTTTGACGATCGTTACTATACAGAAACAGAATTAGACGCAGGGCAATTAGATAATCGTTATTATACTGAAAGCGAAATAGATGGTGGTCTATTAGACAGCAGATATTATACTGAAACAGAATTAGACGCTGGTCAATTAGATAATCGTTATTATACAGAAACAGAATTAGACGCTGGTCAACTTGATAACAGATATTATACTGAAACTGAAGCAGATGCAAGATTTGTTAATGTTACAGGCGATACAATTACTGGAAACTTAGATGTTCAAGGTAACTTAGGATTAAATTACTCTACATTTGTATCAGCTCAAGTAACTACGACGACTACGGCAGCTACAACTCTATACGCGTTTCCTACTGCAAACTTTGGGTCTGCTGAACTTGTAGTATCTGCCACATCTGGCGGTAATAGACATACTACAAAATTATTGATAACTCATGATGGGTCAACTGCAATTGCTACAGAATACGCTACGATATTTACAAATGCAGAGATTGGAACTTACGATGTAACTGTAACAGGCGGAACTTTAGTTACGGTACAAGTAACTTCTGCAAATGCTAACTCTACGACATATACAGTAGCTGGACAGCTTTTGAAAGTCTAGTTTCATTATAAATAAAAGAAAAATAGAAGCCTAACTGGGGAGAGTGAACCGAATGGCAAATGATAAAAAATTCATAGTAAAGAACGGACTTCAATCTGAGAATAACGTTCTTGTCGGTACTACAACAGATGACGGCGTAAATAAATTACAAGTATCAGGTACAACTAAGCTTATAAACTCAGGCTCATCGGTTCCAATTACTATTGAGAACACGGGCGGTATTAATACTCCTTTAATAAATTTTGAAGGTGGTGTAGGCGCGCTACAAGTTAAAAACACAGGTAGCGGAGACTATAGTATTCTCAATACCTCAGGCGCTAACGAAATAAAATTTAATGATAATACTGCAAATGGTTTGGTATTCATTGCTGGCAATACAGATCAGCTTAAAATCAATACTACTGTAGCAGATTTCACTAATGTTCCTTCTATTAATGGTGTACCAGTTTGGTATAGCGGTAACGATGGAGCAGGATCTGGTCTTGATGCCGACTTATTAGACGGTCTTAATTCAATACAATTCCTGCGTAGCGATGAAAACGATACTTTTGACGGTGACTTAGTTATAACTGGTGATCTTACTGTACAAGGTACTCGTACTGAAATAATTTCAGAAACAGTTTTAATTGCTGATAATATCATTACACTTAATAGTAATTTCACAGCATCTAATCCTACAGAAAATGCAGGTATAGAAGTAGAACGTGGTACTTTAACTAATTCAATTTTTCAATGGAACGAAACTATGGACTGGTGGGAACTTAATTCTGCTGGTACAAGTTTAGGACGTATTATTACAACAGCCGATGAAGGTTCAGGCAACGGGTTTGATGCGGATACAGTTGATGGTTTACAAGCTTCACAATTTATTCGTTCTGATGTTAATGACGTCGCAACTGGTAATTTAGAATTTGAAGGCACAGTTGCTATTGGTAACGAGGCTGGTTCCGCATTACTCACAATGCGAGGTGCTGGTACTAACAGAGTTCTTTCTTCTGATAACGGAAAGATAGGTTTCTTAGATACAGGCTTTGCTTATAATACATATTCTGATGCTAACTACAATTGGCATGTAGGGAACGATGTTATTGCTAAAAGATTACTTGATGCAGATGATAACAGCTATCTAGTCGATCCTGCGGGAGAGTCTCAACTAAATGATGTCGTATTAGTAGGTGAACTTTACGGCCATGACGGTACTGCAAAAGATGGTAGCACATATATCGATCTTCAAAACAACGGTACAACTGGATTAATTTATTTTAACGTTGATGGCGCTGGGTTACACACCACTTTATCAAAAGATCAGATGTTTGTAAACAAAAAAGTTGTTGCACCAAGATTTGAAGATAGCAACGATAACGGATATTATGTAGTACCTAGTAGTGTATCAAGACTTAGCCAAATTCAAATAGATGATTATATCATACACAAAGGTGATACAAATACTTACTTTGGTTTTGACACAGATGATAGTTATAAATTGTACATTAACGGTGTTCAACAACTCGCAATGTCAGCAAGCTCTGCCGTATTTACTAATGATGTTGAAGCGGCTAGATTTGTAGATTCAGATAACAATAGCTATTTTCTTGATCCAGCTAGTGCCTCTACTTTAAATACAATTGGTATTGACTCAGATCTTTTCCATAACGGTGATACCGATACTAAACTTTCATTCGGTACAAATCAAATTGATTTCAATACTGGCGGTACACAAAGACTTTCTATAGCAAACGCAGCATCAACCTTCAGTCACAGTGTAATTGCTCCCAACGTTTACATAGACGATTACATATATCATACAGGAGACACGCCTGCAAATACAACTTATTTTGGTTTTTCTGCAGATGATAATTTTGGCGTAGTATTAGGAGGTAATGGTGCACTTTTACTTACGCCTACCGCTACAACTTCTATTGCTTACATATATGCGCCTCGCTTTGTTGACACAGATAATAGTGCTAGATATTTAGATCCTAGTGCTACTTCACCTTTGAATAACATTTCTTTAGATGGTGTTTTACAAAACTTAAACGATCCAGATACATATTTAACATTTGCTTCGGATGCGGTTCAGTTTTATACTGGTAATACATTAAGAGCTTTTATTAATAATTCTTATCTTGAAACTACGGTTTCTGTAAGATCTCCAGTATATTATGGCACAAGCCAAATAGTTGATTTCTTAGATCTCGATGCAGGAGCTGGTTCTGACGCTTTAAGAGTTAGAGGTAGACTTAACATCGGTGGCGGTACTGATGTTGAAAGATTTAACGATACTACAGGAAATGGTGGTATTACTATTTCTGGTTATGCAGGTATGGGTGGAACAACTAATCCATCAATTCAAGTATCTGGTGCAAACGGCGCAAGATCTCTTTTATCTCTTAACAAGATTGATATTGGTGGAAACCCCTATTCTTCTAAAAATAACTACTTTGCAGAATTCTTAACTGATGGTGCAGCAGCTTTCTCAATCAGAGGCGACAATTCTAAAAACGCTTATTTTATTGCAGACGCAGATCAAAAAATGGTGTTTATGGATAGTGGAGCCAATACAAGATTGGCTATGGATGAGTTAGGCAACACTATTATCGGTAACGACTCTATAAGTTTTACTCAAGGATCACATACACCAGTACTTGCTTCTGGAGCAAAAACAGATGGTAAACTACACGTTGACGGTTCCATTCATATAAACGGTGCAGACGATGCGTTGGTTATTGGTGGTACTACATCTACTTTCTTAAGAGATGACGAACTAGGATTTGGTTCAGGCGGTGGTTTCTATATGAACGATACTACCAATCTTAGAGTTAGAAATAATAAGTTACTAACATCAACGGGTAATGCTTCATTCGCTCAATATCTAGATGCTAATGATGTTTTATTCTATGGTGACTTTGCTAGTACATCACGAATGAATAACATAAGCCTTGTCGGTGAAGTTATACACGACGGAGATACTAATACTAAAATTGGTTTTGGCACAGATCAAATTATTTTTACTGCCGGTGGAACTGCACAGCTTAATGTATATACAACATATGCGCAAGCTACTACAGATATGCGATCCCCAATATTCTCTGATGCTGGTGGAACTTTTAAATTTGAGCCTAACACGAGCTCAGCTCACAGATTTACAACTCCTACCGGTTGGTTAGAAATCGGTTCTAAAGTTGCAGGTTCAACCGCATTCGATACAGATAGAGCTTTATTCACTTTCAATAAACGAGTAAATTTTGACGGCGGAATTTCTGCGGCTGACACAAACGATGACGCGTATTTTAATCGCTATTACGATTATGGAGATAATAACTATTATATAGATGCGGCTGGAGATTCACAATTAAATACTATTGACATTGACGACTTTATCAGACATCGTGGAGATACAGGAACTTATATGGGTTTCTCTGCTGCAGCAACTTATAAAGTAGTCATAGTAGGTACTGAAAGATTAAATATTGACGGAAACTCTGCTGATTTTAATGTTGATGTTTATGCTCCTCGTTATTATGATTCTAATAACACAAACTATTACGTAGATCCGGGATCTACATCTATTGTTAATAATCTTAGAACAAATCAAATCCAAATGGATGGTTCTTCTCTAATTATCGACTCACCATCTGGTCCTAAAGGTACCATAATGGTTACGGGTGAAAGAGATAGTTACGCTGGTTATATGATTGATAACGACTGGGGCTTTATATCTAGTGGTGCTACAGAAATGGGTCTGTATAACGAGACAGATAACGAATGGTCATTACTCGCCAATAGAAATAACTTCACAAGATTATATTCTAACAACGTCCATCAAATTGGTGCAGAAAATGGTTACGGTTACGCTCCTAACAGAATGAGAGCGCCAATATTTGAAGACTCAAACGACACGGCATTCTATGCCGATCTGGCTGGTCAATCACGATTAAAATCTGTTAAGGCTGGCGATAGTGCAATCTATAATAATACAACTTATCCATTAGAAGTTAAGTCTTCACAAGAACGCATGATCGTTATGCAAAATACATCTGCTGACACTAACTTTCCATCAATTTTACATAATACT